CTGGAGATCACAAGGCGTATGATCAGCACATGAGTTCAGGTGCTACCACGGCAGCTTTTTCTATGTTGATCGAGATGGCGAAAGATTGTGGGTATGATCAGCGATCGTTGGCTGTTATGCGCACACTTGCCACCGAAATCACACACCCCATGATGAATGTAAATGGAGATCTCGCCAAGTTGTTTGGTAGCAATCCATCGGGACATGCATTGACAACTGTTGTGAATTCTTTGGTCAATTCTTTGTACCATCGATGTGTGTATATATCTTTGAAAACGTCATCTTTGCCCTTTCGACAAACTGTCTCATTGTTAACTTATGGTGATGATTGTGCCTATTCCGCTCACCCTAGCATCGATTTCGGACACACAGATGTGCAGAGGGCGTTTGCGGATTTTGTGCTTGTATATACTATGGCGAAGAAGGATGCTGAATCAGTGCAATACATAACTTTGGACGAGCTGTCATTTCTCAAGCGCACGCCTCGATGGGATGAGGATTTGCAAATGTACATGGCACCACTTGAGAAAAGGTCCATTATCAAGCCGCTGCAGTGGTTGACCAAGAGTACGCTTACACCAGAGCAATCTATGGCGACCAATATTGATAATGCAGCATTGGAGTTCTTTTTCCATGGACGTGGGGTCTATGATGAAGAGATTTTGAAACTCCGGGAAATTCGAAGCCGCTATTCACTACATCAAATGTGCATTTTTGTTGATTATACGTACGATGATATGATGAAGCGGTGGAAAAGGGTCTACTCTGACCAGAAAAGAGAGGAACATCCGGAGCTATTCGTATGTAAAGTTGAAAATAGTGAAGGGAGTATTGATTACGGCATGTACTCAACAAAGCAGGATGTTGAGAAGCGTGACGCTTGCTCCCAGATGGCCACTTTGCCAGACGAAGTACCCCTATTTAGGGGAGCCTTAGGCCAGCAAAATCCTCTAGACATCACGATGCATCAGTGCAACGCTCGTGGTGAACAAATACGCACTACCGATTATATAAC